AACGACCCTTCTTTTCGTCTCGGTGATTTTTCCATCTTGGCTTTGCGCTCTGCAACGTCTTTTGTCAACTGGGCAATAATACGAACTTCCTCTTCGGTAATGACATTAACGACCGTTTGGGCGGCTTTGTATTTTGCCCTGGAGAGGTCGTATGCGTGCTGGAGTTTCAATCCTTCCTCGTCAAGCTCTATCGGCAGCCTCGGTGTCTTTGCAAAGTCTTGCTCTCTGTACTTGGCTTCGAGTTTCTTTATAGTAGTAATGAGTCGCTTTTTCTTAGCTGTTAAGCGTTTGGACTCTTTTATTTCAACGCCTGCATCTTCGGCTTCTTTGAGTGCTTTGTCGTATTCGTCTTGCAGGAGAGGCTCAATCCAATCCCCAAAGTCTTTTGTCATTTGATATGACCATTTGGCAAAATCCCTACCCATAGCCTCAAGGTGAAATAGTCCTATCTTTGCAATATCAGCAAAGTCTTGTGCGTTAGGAACATAAACCGCACCCATACCCGCCTTGTGTACCATTGCAGCCGCCTCTTTCTTTCGGCGGGCCATTATATTGTCGTATTCTGCGCGGGTTACTAATTTGTTCTTGCGTCCGTACTGGCGGGTAGCTTTCTTTCTATAAGTATCAAACTCTTTTTTTGTAGTTTCGAGTTCGGTTTGTAACCGTCTAAGTTCAACTTCTAATGCAGAGACATCCTTGCCTTGACGAACCATCTGCTCTTTTCGGGCCTTAACTATTTCCCGAATTGCTTTTACGGGGTCGGCATAATCCTGTTCGGTGTCTAACGATTTAATCCTTTTACCTAAAATAGTATGTTCACGGACTACATCTTCGTTCAATGCTAAATCCATTAACAGGTCAACATCGACGTTCATCTTACCATAGACTCTCAGCCCACTAAATACGTTTTCAGGAAACAGGTCTTGCGGGGCGGGTTCTTTGTAAAAGGCAACCCTCTTAGCTCTTTCTGCATCTTCTTCAATAAACGCAGCTACTTTTTTGGCTTGTTCGGCCATAATCATAGCCCGATAAGTAGGCAATTCGTCATAAGCGGCCTCGCTTTGTTTTATCAATTCATCTTCAATAGCTTGTGCCAAAATACTGACGGATGAACCTCTTGGCTTTTCCTCGCCTTCTCCTATCTCTATGGTCTGGGGGATACTGTTCTTTACATCATCCCATATTTGGGTCAAGTGTGGCCTGATAGCATCGCCGAACTCGGCAATCATTCGTGCAGACCAGGCCTTAAAGTTTCTTATCCCTGCCTCGAAATGATACAATCCCACTTTGGTTAGATTGACAATATCCTCCGGTGTAAATACGCGAACCGCACCTTTTCTCATACCCTTTGTTTGCTTGCCCTTTAGCGGCTCGAGTTGCAATGCTTTCTTTGCGGCTTCGTATTCCTCTGTGGTTACTATGACATTATCACTACCGTACTCCTTCCTCTCTGCTTTTTCCTCTACCGCTTTGGGGGGGACTATTGGCTTAGGAATAAATGCTTTTTTCTTAGCTTCTGCTACTACACGCAAAGTTGTCCTCTTTGGATGGTCAGATATACGAACAGGATACAATCTACCATCAGGAAATACTATATTACCATAAAGCGAACCAGTTTCAGCTTGGTCGTAAATTTCCAGACGACCTTCATCACCCAATTTTTTTTGAATTTGTTTTGCCTTGCCCCATTCAAAACTGGTAGGAAATCGAGGTTTTGTTCCAGCCCGACCCCAAAGACGAATACCGTCCACAATCGTTTCCTTCCCCTCTGCCGCTTTGGGGGGTACTAAAGAACCAAATTCTTTAACAGATACAGCCTCAGCTTTGCTCTTGATAATAACTGACGACTTTGCTTTTACGGCATCAGGGCCGCCCACATAATAGGTGCTACCTTTTCCCTTATACAAAACGCCGCTGCGAGCCAAGTCAATTTTCCCATCGGCGTCTCTCGCTACATAAACCATTCCGTTCTTAACAATCGTTTCAGGACGAAAAACTTTGTACCGCTTGATGGGTGCGACCTCTTTTGCTCTACCTATATCGTGCTTTTTGTATAGTGATTCGACCGCACGCTCAACTCCACCTTCCCCTATTGGTACAACATCTACTTTATCTTTATGGCCTTTCCACAATTCTACCTTATCGTGCGTTATGCCAAGAGAGTATCCTTTGGCTTCAAATGGAGCATTAAGGGTTTCAAAGTCAGGCTCCACCTTCCCCTCTACCGCTTTGGGGGGTGTTATAGCTGCCTCGGAGGGGGGTTTGGCCTTTGGCGCGGCAGCAGCGGCCTCTGACGGCTTCTCAGACACCTGCTTGACTTCCTTGCGTATCTTCTCAACCATTGCCATAAACTCGCCGGTATCGCGGGGAACTGTGCCGTATCGGGCTACCATTTCGTCCACAGACCTGCCAATCGAAGGAGAAGGTGAAAAAACAGAAGCACCGCCCCCCATTAAGAAACCAGCCGCCATAGCATCCTGCCAACCCTGCGAGATTATAGACCATTCCTGTTGGGCTGCTTTTAAGGCCGAGGCGTAATTCTCAGGGTCAATATCCTTAACTACTGCATCGACATAATTCTGGCCTAACTGGGCCAATAGCTCCTGAAAAGATTCCGCCGTACCTATTTTTAAGGCTCTAATGAGAAAAGGTTTGCCCCCGCCCTTCATTAGCATATCCATCGGGACTTTTTCAGTAATCATCTCAATGGAACCTTCTAAAGTAGCACCAATTAAGGCAAGGTCTGGGTCAACACCCTGTTCTCTCAAACTGTCATAAGATTGGCTTGCGGTAGTAGTACCTAATACAAATAAGCCTATGTTTGGGTTACCGGTCGCTAACGTAGTTGCTACTGCGATACCAAAAGATGCTGTGGATTCACCTGCCGCCATTGCAGCACGGTATATAGGTGCTTCCATAAAGTTTCGCTGTCTCAACGTCGCCGATTCAGGCGATTCAGGTATCATAAAACTGTTCGCCCATCTGATATATTTATTCCCAGCCCTGCGGAGCATATCGGCTCCCTCGCGGGCCTTCCGGCCCACAGGACTGTCCATCATTCGGCCACGGAACCTCTGAATAGCATAAGGTGAAATCTTTAATTTTTCGACCTGTTTCCTCGTCCGGGCCTGTTCACCAAAAGCTTTTATTCCAACGCCCGGAAGTTTGCCTATGCCAATCAAACTCCTTTGAACACCTTTTACAACCTCTCCGGTCTTTTTTAGAAAGGTGAAATCTTCCATATTTGGGCCTTGTATAAGTCGTCCCGGTTTGATATAAGGAATATCCAAATCAGTACCAAAGACCTTATTGATTTCTAACAGGTTTGCCCTATTCATTTTGTCGCGGCGTTCCTGAAGAACTCTACGATTAGCCTCTCGCAAAGACACCCTCTCTCTATCGGCATAGTCAAATGTATCATTGGCAAGGGCTTCGACCTCGTCGGGTTTTAATGAAGCGTCTGGTATGTTCTTGAGAAGTATGCTCAACGTACTTCCTCCACTACCGCGCTCCCATTCTCGTCAAATCCAATTACTTCCCACTCCTTGCCGCCCCTGTCAATGACATCCCCTATATCGTACCATCGGTCGTTTCCAACGTGGAACTGCGAACTCATAGCATACATTTCCTTTTTAGTTGGAATTTTACCATCCCCTATTTGCCTGTCAACCCAGGTAATCAGGGACTCATTAACGAGCATATTGCGTTTCTTGTCGAGTCTCCATAATCGGTTATAACCATACACCTCACCATCAATTTCCGATTCGCCCTGCAAATTGGAAGCTGTTACTACTGAAAGATTTTCAAGAACGTCCTTGGGGTACGGTTTGTCTATTTTTTCTATGGCCCATTTGAATTGGTCGTTGGTAATAGACCTGTCAACAAATCGCGCATTTAATATAATATCGTATGCCTCCTTTGGTGATAATTGCAGGGTCGCTGCGTCATATACGGCATTAAACGAAATATCGTGTCCCTGTGGAGTGTTTTCGGTCGGGGCATCTTTGTAAGAACCTTTTATATATGTTTTCCACAGCTCCTTGTCGCTTTTAAGTAAATCGCTGTTATCAATATCATCATAGGTCAATTTTCCATCAATAATCGGCTCACTTAATTTGGCATATATCTCGCGGGTTAGCTGTTTGTCAGCCTCTTTTGTGGCTTTTATTCTACCTGCCACATAATTGTCCATCCAATCACCGAGCACCTTATCGGCCTCTGCCGCCTCGGTTTCAGACAATACATTATTGTCAACAAGCTGTTTCAAGGACTCGGCAAGGGCTTTATATCCATCGTCTTTGTTGTTATTATCGCCAATAGCTGAAATCAGAACTGGTTTGATATTTTCTATTGCGCCTTCTACCATAACAACTTGGTTCTTTGCTTTCTCCGCCGCCGCTCTTTTCGGCCCAATAATACCGTTCTCATACAGTTTGTCTATCCTGCGGTCGGCTGCCTCTATATCGCCCGAACCGGCCTCGGCCCTTGCCATATCGGTTTCCGTTACTATGGTGTAGTCCACAAATTTTGCAGATGTTATCTCCCTTGCACGATTGTAAAGTCTTGGGAATATTTGGGTACTTAATGAGTCCACATTCCTTTTTACTCCTATCGAAGCACCTTCTTTTTCCTGATTTAACATTTTGTTGTAACTTGCTTGAAAAGCGGCAAGGGCTTTTTTTGCATCTTCAGGTGTTTCAATAAGTGTTTTTTCGAGAGCTTCTTCCTGCTCGCCCGCCCATATCTGTATATTCTGACTGATTTTGTCTGTTTGGGTATCGTCGCTTATCTTTTGTTTTCTCTGTTGTATATCAAACATTAGTACAGATGCGTCCTGTAACGCCCTACCAGCCCCCGCAATAGCCCTGTACTGTGCGTCTCCAGTGTTAGTTAAAGCCCCTATGTCCTGGGCACGAACCAAACCTGTTTCTGTCGGTGGTGGTGTAGTGGCCGTATATCGTGGTAGTTTCATTTTGCCTATTTCCTAAACAAATAGTTAGGTGCATTGGGGTCCAATGTTCCCATCTTGTAGCCCATATAACCCGCCTGTGCACCACCTTGCAAGAGGGTACTACCCGCTCCGATAACCGCTGCCTGACCATATCCAGCCGCCCTGGAGCTTGCCGCGCTTGCCTTTGATATATCAAGGATAGACTGACTGCGATAAGACTGTGCCCTTCTCTCGCCGACGAGTCTGATATTCTGTGCCTCTTTCGCTAACTGGGCGGCAGTGTCCTCTGCTACCAATAAGGGCGAACCCTCCATCTCGATACCACTTGCCCCTATCATAGCCCTCTGCCTACCAAGCAAGGCTTCGGCCTGACGTTTCTGCTGTTCAGATTTGAACTGGGCCGCCTTCCTTTCAGCCTCGGCTTGTCTTTGAGCTACTTTGGCGTTGTATTGATGCCACGCAGCCTGGGCCTTGGCCTGGGCCTGGGCCTGTTTGTTCTGTCGGTATTGACCGTAGGCAGCTACACTGGTGCCGACAATGGCCGTTACTAATATGGCTGTTTCTATGCCTGTCATTCTTTAACTCTTTTAGAATAAATAAACCATTTTTGGCCTTCCGTTTCTACTTCCCGCGTTCTTACAAAACCTAAATACTCAACTAACTTTATACTCTTTTCAAAACCGCATTTTATCGTTGCATTCAACTGGTTGAACGGGTATATCTCTTCAATAATTTTCAGGCCATCTTTTAAGCACATCAAGGTGTCTAACCGATGGCTTTGGCAGGTCTTGGATAGCCTCAGCCACATCTCGCCCTGTTCGGGTTCGTTTTCTATTGGATGTACTCCGCCACAACCTACTATCTCGCCGTTCCTTATCCCTGTTACCGCCAAGCCGGAATCTTCAATAGCTTGCACAAACTCCATATCAATTATTTCGGCATGAACCATAGGCTCTATCGGCTCAAAAGCCTTAAAGTCATTCGCCTTAAATGGCCTTACGTATATCATCAATGTACCTCAAACTCAGCGGCTATACCCAGTAAAGTCAAGGGTTCCGGCGACTTCTGATAGACATAGATACTGGTATCCCTGCCGTATCCTGGCGGGAAAGTTTTTCTGTCCTGACCCGTAGTCTGGCCGGATAAATTGTAAGTCTCTAATGTATCCACGTCCTTACCTATTGAAAAATCACCGCTCACATACCAATTTGATACAACTTCATTTATCCGCTTTATTCTGCCCTGAATAGTCTCATTGCCGAGCCAGCTTAAAGGCATTGTCTCTAAATGGACTTCGTAAGGCAACCCTATTTGAACGGTAGAGGCAGTCGTTGTAACGCCACCGGACGATAGTGTTATTGCCCCGTTTGATACTACTTCCGAATCAAATACAACACCATCGGCTAATACATATACTGTTTCACCTTCAAGATGGTCGAGTCCGGTCATAGCAGAAGAGGGGGTAGAATCGTAAGTAATACCACAATCGACATAGTATGCGTCGGCGGCATCACTGCCAAAGTCCCTCGGCTGAAACTGTTCGATGTACCTGACAGTTGAACCGTTTATTGTTCTTTTAATCACAGCCCAGACCTCATCTTCAGGGTCGCCGTGTATCCGTGCCACAGACTCAATATCCGAATCAGAAGTGCTGTCGGCTGTTACTATTCTCGACCACGCCGCTATATTCTCTTTTCTCTCATAAGAAAAGATTGGCATCTCGCCGTCGCTCCTGACGCACCATAAAACCGAATCCGGCGTCTTTTGGAACGCAACATCAACAATACCACCATCGGCAACGAAGTTGGATAGTATCGTCATATCGGGGGCAACGTAAGAGTCAATCTCCCAGTTGTACGCAAGCTCCCTCATCTTTTCTGCGCCACGCTGAAAGAACAGAACGCTTTCATTGGCAAGGACGGCTTGTACGTCGGCACTGCCGTAAGTCGATTGCTGTTGAGCAATTATGTTGGACGGTGTTAACGGTTCGTCTGTGCCGCCATCTATCGTCCACTCTGCACCTGAAGTACCGATAATCAACTTGTCCTTGCCTATAATCCATTCAATAACATTGACTTGCCTTGATGATAAAGTAAATATAATTGCATCATCGTCGTTTGTGCCGGACTTCATATTGTTGTAATCGCTCGTTACCGAGCCCCATATAGTGTCGGGCTGACTTATATTGCCGCCAAACACAAGCCTATCATCAAAGAAAGTTACCGTCCGAGGCCAACCCCTGTAATTACTCCACGCACTCTCAGACCATTTATAAGTAGGGCCGGTTGAAGCAAGGGTGGTAAGAACCCTTCCGGTCGCAGACGTAGTAGATGCAACGGATGTTATCTCCACAATTCCTATATGCTCGGTCTGGTCAGTCGAAAAATATACTTCACAATCTTCGGCAGCATCACCGGTCGCCGTCAAAATACACCTGTAAGAAGCATCGCCCAAATCCTCTGTGCCCGTAGTCGAAACGTTACGGTCGTCGCTACTGCTAAATTCAAAAATTGCTTCCCATCCGTCGGCGTCGTGTGCCGCGCCTATAGTATAGTTTCTCTGTACTTCCAGTGTACCATTCCACGTCCCGTTAGTAATCAGAGTCCACGTTGCGCCCTTGTAAAGAGTGCCGCAATCCATCCAGCTTGTATTCTCTACCTGACTGTTTGTATAATTATCTTCCAAGTCCGTATGGTATTCCAGTTCGCTAAGTGGGTGGACAAGTTTGAATAATGCCCCTGTCTGACTCTTTGAAGTAGGCTCGGAACCGCTCGGCAGGTGGCCTGAAATTGTTCCGGCGACAAACGGCGAACAGTTAGTGGCGGTGAGTATAACTGTACCTGTGGTTGCAGAGGCAGCTATTGTTTGGGTCGCGTCTGTGTTCTGGTCTCTAAATGGGCCGTTTTGGGCATTGAAAACGTCCAATGACCACGAATTATTGGCATAGCGGGAGAGCTTTCTCGTTTCATAATCGGGATGAGTTATATAAAGAACGTCGGCTGACTGTTCGTATTTCAATTCAAATAAATCCGCAGTCAGGTAAGGTGTAATTATTTCGTAAGGAATTCCATTAGTAAGCGCAGCTACTTCGCTTGCTGTTAAGACATCTTTGAATATGGCTACGTTGTCAATCTTATCCGCCCAAATATGGTCTAACCCACCGGCAGAGTTGGCATTTGCACCAATTCGCAGTTTGGCGGTGGTACTTTCCATTCCAACATAAGTGCTCACATCAGCCGTCGTCGTATCGACGGCAGAGCCGTCAACATAAAGAACTACCCCGTCCGTTGCCGAACTGCCGCCCTCACTGTTGTATGTCATAACTACGAAATGCCAGCCCACACTCAGGGCATCGTCAGTAACTACGGTTGGATACGAACCACCCAAATCTTCCGTACCCACCCCATAGTTATAAAGTGAAAATATCTCAGCAGCCGTTAAGGTTCTCTTAAACAATGCTACGTTATCTATTTTGTCCTGAAAGAAATTCGTAAGGGCAGGCCCTACACCGTACTTGGCACCGATAACCACCTTAGTTCCACCATTTACCATCTTGGCATAAGCCGCATTATTGGTTTTAGTTGCATCGACCGACTTACCATCAACGTAAAGCGTTGCATAGTTCATCGCCGTTGCACCCGTCCAAGAACTATGCTCACCGTTATATGTCGCACAGACAAAGTGCCAACCCACCGACAGGGCATCGTCGGCCTCCAGGTTAATTTTTATGTTGTTTGTCTCGTCGTAGAGAACAATCTGGGGCTTATTGTCAAAGGATAATCTGAACCTCCACTCCTTATCGGGAGCGTCATCGTCCCATTTAGTTAATATCTCCTCTTCCAAGCCGTTATTTGTTACATTCACCCATGCACAGATACTAAAATCACCGTCCGTACCCTCTATAAAAGACAGTTCGTCGTGGTCGTTATCTATCACGACGGCATACTGACCGTCCATATCAAACGAACCTGTTCCCACCTTGCCGGTAGCGTGGAGAACTGATGTATTGGCTTCCGCAGTACCATCGTGGGGGATAGACGATACATTATCGTCAACCGTTGTGGATGCAGCATTTTCGTTTAACTTCCAATGTGCTATGCGGTCTGCGGTCAGGTCTATACTGTCGTCGGAAAATTCGACTTTCAATTGACGAGTGGCATTCAAGGACAACTTATACTCTCTGGTTGAACCATCCTTCCATTTCGATATTATTACCTGCTCCACACCCGTATCGACTACACTTATCCAAGCGGCAATACTGAACGGATTATTGCCCGTTTCGTAAAAACTCAGTGCATCCGCATCTGCTATCTCAACGGCATAAACACCATTAAAGTCAAAACACCCTGTCCCTACCTTGCCTGTGTCGTGTAAGTTCTCAGTATTTGTTGTTGCTATTCCGTTATGTGCATTTTCTTCACCTGCGGTGTGGGTAGTGGCATCATTATCGTTCAGTTTCCAGTGTTCCACTAAGTTGTCAAGGGCAGATAAATCTTCCGTACCGGCATAACCACCTATAGCAGCACCATCCGTAAAAAATCTCATATACTGATTGCCTAATTCGAGTATATAAGACTGGTCAGTAGAATACTCAAAAGGAATTATTCTGGTAGCGAGACTCGACTCTTTGACCTCGGCTATATATTTAGTGCCGGGCCGTTTGGTAGCACCGCCTTGCGGTAACGGAATCAGGTTCTCCATTACCTGACAACCCGACTGATACTTTGCCAAATCGTCCCTTGCGTTCAAGAGAGGCGAAAGCTCACCGGCATTGAAGTTATTGAATACCCTGTACGGATTACCGGCAAAGACCGCCGAGCATAACAATAATACAAAAACGAGTATCTTTTTCATTATTTCCTTGCATTTAGCCAAGTCTGGGTCTTAATAGTCATTGCACCGCCTTCCTGCGCATCTAAGGCACGTGCCGTATCAAGATAACCGATAACTTTTTTACTACCGTACAGCATAGCCTGCAAGTTCAAGGCCACAGCCTCATCACCCTTAATCGGGGCAGATAATTTACGGGCCAAGTTGATTACGAAACACTCTTTGGCATATATCGGCCATGTGTCTAAAGTCGTATGCTGATAAATGTATTCGACCTTGAGCGTATTAAGGTCTGCGCCCTGTGAAGTACAATAACTGGACAGGTCGGTAGTTTCAGTGCTTGATGTAAACGCCGTATCGACCAGATATGTCAGAGTGCTGCCCGAATCATCTGATTGAAGATACTCGCCTGCAAGATAGTCTGTGGACGTTACCCAACCAGATGGAGTTTCCCCCTCATTGGTCAATATTAAACCGTTTTCGACTTCAAACTTTGCGGTAGGGTCTTCCTCTATCTGTAATATCTTCAGATAATCCGAGGGCGGGGTGAAGGCATTGTCCCACCCAAACAAAGGGTCGGTAGTCTGGATTGCATAAGCCCTTTTCTTGGCGAAGTTCCACTTACCTGCTACAAGGATTTCGTCCCTTGCATCATCGAAAAACGTCGTGCAATAAGTATGGTTCTGGCTCGAACCGCTCCCTACTATTTCCTCCGCGCCTATCAGGCCCAAAGATTGATTGCATAGGGCTATATTTGCATTGTTCTCGGTCATCGACATAACAATACTCCCTAATTAGCCGATACTCTTGCGGCCCTGTCCAGCTTCCTGTAACACATATACCACGTTATCGCACCTGTTCCGGTAGATGATGTGTATTGCTCAATCTCGCCCGGCGAGCAGAACCAACTTAAGCGTCCACCGGCACCTACATTGGCCGTTATGTCAAGAACGCCCTCGTCGGTAGCACTATTAAACCTTATAACATCACCGGCACCAAGAGTATTAACGGTAACATCCGTAGAAAAATGACGGTCATAGTCCGAACCGGCTGCTGCGTCTAACAGGATGGTCATATCACCCGGGTCGCCTCCCATCGCAGTAGTGCATTGGCCGAACAAAGATAAAATTTCAATCGGCCCGCCCGTTACTGTGAACATCTGGTCGGTCTGTGCAGTCATTACAGTTGACATCGAGATGAACTGTACCCCGTTGTCATAACCTCTTGGTACTGCATAGGCAGGCTCGATAGGCAATCGCATAAACAATAGCCCGGCAATCAGACCGAGTATGACTGTACTTGTAATTAACTTCTTCACGTTATTTCCTTTCTTAAAATATAGGGGAGGGCTTTATGGCCCTCCCCTTAACCTGTTTACGGAGCTGCACCAACTACTGTCGCACCCGATGACAATGGTATATACTGAAGATAGAAATTAACTACCCCAGCAGTAAGGTCGTGGTCGTTGATAGTAAGTATTATATTACCATCTTTGACCACAAGCCATTCGTCAGCCATCTGTGCACCGTCAGCGTCAGCAGCAGTAATAAGCGTCCAAGTATCGCCTGCATCAAAAGCTGTACCATCTGCCACATCTTGTATTAAGAGTGCGGCGGTATTACCCGGCACTCCTAACTCTAACGTATCGTTTGACGTTGAAGTTACTTGTGTGGTGATAGTCGCCGCAGCTCTGCATAATATGTCGCCTGTTACAGTAAAAATAGTGGGGTCATCAGCGGCTCCATATCCGTTGCCTGCCGTCATAGCACTTGTTGTATCACTAATCGTAATAGGTGTACCAGTAAGCAATGCCATCTCCGCAGCAGTGTCCATAGCGGAAGTATCAGCGATAATAGTGTCAAGGTCCGTGTGAGCAAGGTCAAGCGATGCCTTGATGTTATCGTCCTGTGCAGTACCGCCTATCGGGCCGGTAAAGTTGCCTATCATCGCATTTTGGTTGCCCGGCACTATCGGTCTTGCACTTAACGGCTGTACCATCAAATTAGCAATAAGCAAGGAGACAACAACCACAAGCAGAACTGCTATTGAAACTTTTCCAATTCGCTCTTTCATACTTTCGTACTCCTTTCTTACTCAATGTGAAGGTCAATAATCGCAGTTTCAGAACCGCCGGCGGCACGCATAACGTAACCAATAAATGTATCGCCTTCAGCGGCAACGTCCATCAAACAGACCTGGCCTGCGGTGTTCGCACCTACGGCAACCCAATCACCGACAACAATAGTGTCAGTACTGTCAACAATAACCGGGCACGGCCCTGTTACCTGTGCCCAGTAAAAGTAATTGGCAGCCACTGCAATATGATTGACACCAACAGCAACGTTAGTCGGGTTAGTTGGAAATACGACCGTGTCTTTGTACTTGTTTTTGGTAAGTGTAATCTCACCAGAAGCAGCAGTCCAAGCAGTTCGTATTCCACCTGCATCAGCAATCTCTATCTCAATATCATAACCCGATGTAGCGTTGGCTGTACCAGCCTTGTTGTCCTTGATGATGTACATATTGCCCTCGCCGGTCTCATCCTCAACGGTAAGATAACCGTCAATGAAATCGTGAGCAGAGGCCGTAGAAGCACAAACAACAGTAACATTTTTATCACCGGCAGAAGGTACGCTCGGAGTATTATCCTGAGCTTCATTCTGCCAGTTGGCAGTACCAACCGCCGCCTGATTAACAAGTGCCTTTGTCAAAGCAACTGCGCCATTTTCACAATAACGCCATCTTCGACCATCACGAGATTCAGCAATAGCACCAAGAGGAAAATACTTGGTAGATGTCGCGTGAAAGATGTCGCGGTCTGAAAGCAGATTTTCAGCTTTGATTCGCCACTGAGTATGGTTGGGAGTATCAATGTCTCCCCAAAATAAATTGTCATAACTCATAACTCTTTCCTTTCAAAAATGCGGGAAACACCCGCGAGAATAAAAATTATTGACATTCGATTTTGATGACCTTGTCTTCATCAAATCGCATGGCACCCATGTTCATGTGGACATAAACCTGCTGACAGTATGAATGTTCCGGCAACCTGTCAATAGCGATAGTCAATTCATCGGCCACGCCGAGAACTATGCCATCCTGTGCCCAGCACCAACATTCATAAACATTGGCGTCGCCGTCCACGTCGTTACTCGAACCGAGGGTTATCTTAGGCGTGCTAATCCAGTTGACTCCCATCCAGTTACCGAGTAAGCGACCTCTGGTAAGGGGCTTACTATCGTTGTAGTCCACATTGACGTACTCTTCCTGACCGAACAGGTTTGTTGCTTCTCTTGGAGAAATCGCACACCAGATAGGAATGTCCTCTTCAACGTCGTTGTTTGCGAAATACTCTAAAGCAAGCTCAATCTTCTCCGTCGTCATTCCTGTATCAGACGCGGAACAATTACCGGAAGAACAATTGTATGCAATAGTTCGTCCGGTGTCCTTGCCGGTGTACTTGGTATTCCCGCCCTGGCTCGCCCATGTAATTGTACTTCCCGCCCTGCGACCTGAAATGGTTGCGGCCTCAAACGCAGCAAGAATAATGTCGTCCTTCTTGCGATTGACGGCCCGCTTAAAAGCGGTAACGAACTCGCCTTCAAGAGATAACTTAATGCTCAAGTCGTCATCTTTGTCGTACCTCACCGAATTGTGGTACGGTGTGGTTTCAACCCAACGCCTTTGAGTGGAAGGGTCAAGTGTAGGAGTTTTAGAGTTTCTACCCGTCTTCTCCTGCAAGCTGAACTCGTCCATCATATCAAAGGCTTTGTCTTCGGCGGAAATAAGGCCGTACTCAGTCCTTACTGCTTTGGCAAACTTCGACTCCTTTTGCTGACAAGCATGATACAAATCGTCATGAAACTCATCAACGAAGAAGTTCGGAGTGCTATAACTCATTGTAATACTCATAAGGTTATCCTTTCCAAAAATACTTAAAAACGGTTTCTATTTCGGAAAGGTAATCCTTGCGGGGCTTTCCTAACACTTTACGCCTGTATTCGGCGGTGCCACTTTAGCACAAGCATCAGGGCCACTTACGTGGGTAATCTGAATTATAGATGCCTACGCCGACATCTTCTTATATAGTTCGCTTTTTCTTTTTATAAGCTCCTTGTACTTTGGTTGGTTCTTGAAATTAACCGGATTTTCTTTCATAATAGCGTCCATCTGCGAGCGTACATCATTTATCTGAGACCGGATATTGTCTTTCGACGCCGACGTCGTTGCGGGAACGCCCTTCAAAGTGTCCTCACTCATAGCATTTGCGATATTGTCGAGGAACTTTATTATAGGGACGTTGTTTTCGAGATTCGAAGCGGCAATAGCATCCACACCGCCGTATCTCTCCATGACGGCCTGTGCGCGTTGTACCTTCATATCGTATTCATCTTTCCACTCTTTCTTCAGCTCGGCCTTTGCCGCTTCTGCGGCCTCAGCCTGTTGCCGAGTGGTCTGTTCGCTGAAAGCGTCAATATCCTCGGAAATGCTGTTATGATAGAAGTCAAGAATGTCCTTAAAGTCCTGTTGAGACCAGTTCTTTTTCCTGCCAAACTCACATAAGGCTTCCATCTTCTTATCGTCGAGCGGGCCGAGCTTTACCGCTAATTCGTCGGGTAACTCGTACTCGTAAGTCTCCGGCACATTATGGGCCTTCGCCCACGCCGCCTTGACCTCATCAGACGAAGTTTCGGTCGGTATCTCGACCAGCATGTTGGGGTCTTTACCGAGCTTCTTTTTGGTATTTATATGAGAAATTACAAGGTCATCATAAGTTTTGTATCTTGACAAATGGGCCTTGTTGTCTTCACCATACTTATCATACCAGTTCTCGGCAAAAGTACCGTCGGGGTTTACAGGTGAGGTTGCTTCTGTTGTTTCATCCGGCATTTTCAGTCCCTCCCTGTTTGTCGTTATCTTCAATGAAGTCCCAGTCGCCTGGCAAGGGTACCCGGTTCGCCCTGAATCCCGCCTGTTTCAACTGGGCGTTAGTTAAAGGTTCACCCCAATTGAGCTTTTCCGGTTCGTATCTTCGCCGGTACAGTTTCGGTATCCGTCCCCTTATCCGCTCACCGGTCTTGTTTTTCTGGCCGAGATTCTTTGGATAATCGAGTAGGTAGTCTTCCAGCGTAGCTACTTTGCCCGCTTTCTTCTCCCGCTCCACTTGCGGCTCAACAACCTCGCCGTCGGCCTTGCGACATTTACCACTGCAATAATCGTCGTCGTACCACACCACACCGTCTTTGCGTTCCGCTCCACAATACCTACATTTGTTTCTCATTTTTCAATTCCTTTTGATTTAAAAGTTTTTCTGCTTTCTCTATATTCCAGTCAATAACACTGTGAATAAAAACCGATACCGACCTTTGACCTGTATTATATGCACATTGGTAGGGGTTAAGATTAAAAGTGTTGGCCTTGTAGTTTGTGAATTTGTCCAATTCGTTTAAGACAAATTCACCGTCAGGGCCGCTAAAGAATCTCCTAAAACGGGCCGAGCGAGTCTTAATCATTTTTTGTTGTTCTTCTGTTAAGTTAAATTGCATTTAGAATCTCCTCTGTTATACTTCCTTCATCCGGTTTAGTTCCTGCGGTCTTAGCGGCCTTAGCAAGTTCAGGTACCGCCTCCAACATTTGCTGTTGTTGTATGGCCTGGGCGTCAGCTTCTCTCTTAGCGTCCCTGTCCTTTTCGCTTCTTAGCCAAGTGGCGGGGGCGCCATGATTCCTCATAGAATCCCTGAACGCTGTATCGGTATTAAGATTGTCCATATGGTTGGAAATTTCAGCCATCGGTGCCCATTCCAATAATACCTGGGCCAATGCTTCAGTTTCTAATGTCTTTAGCGCAAGGGCTAAGCGGCCTAAATACATTATATTATACTCTTTCCCGGATAATTCGGGCGGCATTTCGGGTAATTTGTTCTGTCTCGACAGTATTCCAATCATCCTATGTATCATCGGATTGAATAGTTCGCTCTGTAATCTGCCAATTATCGGGGTTAAGAACCTCATCTTCTGCTCAACCCTCGCCATAACCTCGGTAGCGGTCATATTCTGACGGTCGATAAGCGGGTCGAACATATCTACAAAGTAACCCTTCTGTATGTTCTGCTGGACGGAGAGAATAGCCTTTTCCATCTCAACTAAATTGCCTTTGAACTCCCAGTAGTCCGGCTTCTCGCCGCCCGGACTGTAGAGGACAACTCCGCCCGGCTGAGTTGCCAACGGCCAAATAGAACCGTCGTTCGGCAAAAGAACCGGTGGGTCAACCATCTTCTCCCAACCCTTTATGCGAGTCTTTTTCATAGCACAGCACATCTTTATATCGGGCAGCTTCTTCATTGTAGGCGACCGGCCATATTCCTCCTGAGCGTCCTTATCAAACCTGTTAACCTGATAAGGAAGTTCAGGATAACCACCAACAGATATGCTTTGCCTCTCCGTTCGTGAGATATAAATAGAAGCAAAAGGCATATTTATAGGGTCGTCCTTACCGGGGTCGTATTCCTTCCTCGGAAAGACCGCGTGGATGAACTTGAACTTTTTGTCCATCTGGCCAATGTCGTTATAAGCAGTATTTATTTTTTCTCCGAGTTTGTCCGCACCAAACTCCTGCACCGCCTGACGTGCAGTGTATTCGAAAGTCCTGAATACCGTATCAACTATACCATCAGAATTGGTTACTATATAAACCCCTGATATATGAAAACACCTGAATACTATCGGTGTCTTTTTGCCCTTCTCCACGTAAAGACAGGCAGTACCAAAACAACACAACTGCTTCAAGAAACAAAAGAACTCCTGACGGAAATTGGAACTCACAAGATACTTGTGCAAGACCGCCGTGGTCTTTTCAAGCCATTGCCTTACATTGTCATTGTCTGCAAGCTCCGCGTCGTCAATCTCTAAGACAAAAGCCCTGCTGTCCGTAGGAAACATATACGAATATAAACCCGCCGCCAATTGGATTAAAGACTCCTCGGCAGTAGTATCAAATAAATCTTCGCTCGGCTCGCCCTTGCCCTTCTTGTTCGTTATCTGATTGTTCTGGGGCATAGCGTAATCAGCACATTCCTGATATTGACTATCCCACACTGCGCGGTCAGCCTCAAGTATCTCTACTCGTTTTATAATTTTTTCAACATCCATCTTTAACCTAACCTGGTTTTGAGAATATCATTGCGCTGGGCCGTCATTCGACCGGCGAGTATATTCGCCTGCCTGCCGCCCCGCCTGTTCGTTACCCTTTTTTTGGCCTGTTCCTCTTCCCGGCCCAATACGGGTTCCGGTACGGGGTCTGGGTCTTTGAACTTTGGTTTCTGTGCGGCGCTACCAGTCATAGGATTTTCCTTTCGATGTTGACTTTATGTTCCAATTCATTTGTTTTCCAATGCCTCAATGCGCATCTTCAAACTCTTAATGTCATTAACAATGGTTAGAAGTTCACTGGGAGTTATACCATCAACCCCGTCCTTGCCGTCCTTGCCATCGAAATAATCTTTGCCTTTGACAGGTGTGTAACCGTCCTTGCCGTCCTTGCCGTCCTTGCCATCAAAATAATCTTTGCCTTTGACGGGTGTGTAACCGTCCTTGCCGTCCTTGCCGTCCTTGCCATCAAAATAATCTTTGCCTTTGACGGGCGTGTAACCGTCCTTGCCGTCTCCACCGTTCCTGCCGTCCTTACCGTCCCTGCCATCAAAATAATCTTTGCCTTTGACGGGTGTGTAACCGTCCTTGCCGTCCTTGCCATCAAAATAATCTTTGCCTTTGACGGGCGTGTAACCGTCCTTGCCATCGAAATAGTCTTTGCCTTTGACGGGCGTGTAACCGTCCTTGCCGTCTCCACCGTCTTTGCCAGGGTCTCCTTTCGGGCCTCTATCGCCCTGGGCCAAGACCTCTAACGGGCCGCCACCTTCGCCGACAAGAAAAAGACCACCCGACTTAACTATAATTCTGCTCGCTATCTTAGCGGCAAGCGATTCTGTGAGTTTTTCCTTTTCCGTTAAGTGCTTTTCTTTTATCATAATGTACCCTTCGGTCTATAACTTGAAACTCATATTCTGCGTAACAACCTTCCGATGCTTCTGGTGCGATGCGGGGATTCCAACCTTCTTACAAGCAAGAAAAAAGAAGTTCAGAGCCGTCCGGTAATGGTCTTGCTTGTCGCCTATCTTCTTGTAATGGTAAGAAGTACTGCCCCTCGAATCAGTCTCTAAAAATTTCGCCCTCTGACACATCTGGTGAGCGAATATATCAACTTCATGACAACGCCTCGGTATTAACATCCTGCCGGGCTTTGTTACCATGTAGTGAGTCTCGTCAAACAGGTCGGTCATATTGACTTTTACTACGTTATCTGTACCCCAATTATCAAACATCTTCAGATTGTGCTGGACGTAACAGGGATAAACCGTATTGCCGTAAGGAGCCTCTGTTTTTGCCCATTCCCGTATCTTGTGGCTCTCAGGCATAGCATCGCCGACAGTGGCCTTGACGTTGAACCTGACAGCCAAATCGTGCAAATCCGCCCAATCCTTAACACGAGCCAACTTGACTATCCTGTAACGGTCGTTGCCTATCCTGTGGCCTATAACAACGTGCAGTAAAGGAAAACCAACGTCAAAACCCATAGCACAAGGGCCAGGATGAGAATACATCATGTGGTCAGACGTGCAACATTGGAGCACCTCAGTCTCCCTCAAAATGTCCTCGGCGCGGGCAAAAGCGTTGCCCAATACCGTTCTCTGAAACTCGGCCTCGGTAGTATCGTAATCCTCTGGGCAATCATACTCTTTTAAGACGTGAGCCAAGTCTCTGTTCGGATTCAATAACTGTGAACACCAATAGCCAACAGTCTCCTTCGATGGTGAATCCATTTGCCACGAACCATTGACCCTGTGTATCCGCGAACCACAGTGGACACAGGCGGGATAACCCTTACCATCCCTGTCTATCTTGATACAATCGGGAAAATCGGTCTCCATACAAGTAAATTTACGGCAGTTATCGCATTTTATTTGCCATCTACGCATATCTGATTTTCCGTAGAGCCTATCAATACCGTCATCAGGGAGCTTTGGAGTCCCCATATCACTCCTGCGATTGATTGTAGAGTTCCCTAACCTCTGACTGACCTGCGCGGCCATCTCATTATCAAATAAGTCCCTCTCGTCCAAAAGTACCCAGTCGGCAGGAATTGACCGTACCGATGTAGAATCCTTCGCCATACCACCAATAATAGTCGTACCAGATAAACCAAGAAAACTTATGTTGGTCTTGGCTATCCGCCGCTTATAAACCGCATTTATGTCGTTACAAGACTTCTTCAGGAACGTATTGTCAGTCAACATCGGCTTGAACCGACTACCAGAAAAGTCCTCAACAGCAGTTTTTGACGGAAAATAGTATATAATACCCTGCGGATAGAGACCATACATAGCACCGTGGGCTATCTCAATGGCCTTGCCCATCGTAGCTCCGGTCTGAGAACCCTTCTTAATGACCTCAGTAGTCTTGACCTTACCGTCGTCAGTAACAGAACGCATTAACTCCAATTGATATTGACGACCCTTAAGAGAAAATGGCCGACCATCAATCAATAACCCGTTAGTCCACGCCCAGTAAGGCGCGTCAACCGCACTATTCTTTTCCCGACTTAATTCCATCTTGCTTGCGCAAAAAAAGACGGCGTGTAGAAGGTGTAGGCTCCTACACAGCCGTCCTAATTTGCGTACTACCTTTATTTAATTATCAAATTATTTTAGTTGCAACGGAATATGCCTAATGCCATCCCCGTCAATACTAAGCCGCCCTTCACCAAAAACGGCGAGGTCGGTAAAATACGCACCAAAATCCACCTTTCCCAGCCTTTCCGCAATAATTCGCTTGCAAGACCGTAACCAATGGTTTGCTTTCTTCCATTCCTCGCGAGTCATTTGCCTTGACGGGTTCCTGTACTCAAAGTATATCATGTTTCTGGTTTCGTTACATCTATTCATACTATTATCCTCTTGTCAGGGGTAACTATGGCCTTCTTCTCAATAATTACAGGCTTGAATATAAAAGCATCCTTTTTCGGGTTGTAACCCAGTGCCAATACCATGTCCTTCGGTAAAGAATCCAAATCATCGGACGGAATAGTAATGGATTTTGCCTTTTCACGCGTACATATACTATTAACAACAAATAAAAACGCCCGATTAAGACCGGCCTGGTTCAAAGTCTTCCTTGTAGAGTTGCCACAACAGAATTTGTACTTCTTGCCACTGCCACAAGGACATAAATCGTTCCTGCTTACCATTATTTCAACCTGCCCTTCTTGTCCCTCGGCCATAACTTAATTATCTTCTCAGGTAAAATGTCTATCCTGTTCCATAACTTAAAATTCGTCCTCGAAACCGTACTGTCGCCCTTGCCAGGACCCCTGTATTTCAGTTTTGGACCGTATAACTCCCTCATGGCATAAATTGAGCAGGCGGAGACGGCCTCTTCCAACGAGTAGCGTCAGAAACCGACACGCCTATTACCTCCGATAACTTAAATATCGCACGCTGTGAACGACCGTCCTCGTCCTTGCCCGTAATGTCAACCCAACCATCCACACCAGTACGCCAATCCTGTACCATACTAATAGCCTCCTCCTTGGGTACAAACGTATACCACTCATGAAAAGCTGTAAATATAGTAAAACAAATCATTTATGCTCGCCCTCTTCATCCATTGTGTCGCTTTCGTCCCCTACACCCACAAGTATAGTGCAATCATCAGGGTGAAACCAACATTGAACACCTTCCGGTGGATTTGTCATAAAACGACATTCCTGACACCGCCTATCAGATTCTATCATTAAATTGCTCCTTTCAAATATTACCTGCGCCTCCGCCTCCTGCCGCCCCTGCGAGGCTTAATGTCCCCCTTCCTGCCTACCCTTGGAGTCCCACCACATTCACCTTTCCTTGCCATTGCCTTGCCCCTTAATTAAATGAACCCTTAACTGTATGTATTATCAATACCCTACCTTTTTACTATACTAAAGCTAAAATTGAGATATATTTGAAGACGGTATAGTACATAGAACCACCCCCTCCCACTTCCCGCCTCCCCCCCTGCCTTGAAAAAAAGCATGCTTATTGCTCATAATTGGCCCGCCTTTGCCTGCCCTTTGGCCCGCCTTTGCTTGTCCTTTTCCCTGGTACATCTTACGCCTCCCTAACCAACTTAATTCCTTTGCGTGCCTCATCCTCCGTTCTCAACCTTGCCGCGAGGGCCGCTAATGCCCTGTCTTCCTTACTCATAGCCTTCATGAGAGCCTGCTCCCGCTCCTGGTTAGGTGCCACCTCCCGCTTAGCACCTATCATATCAGCTACAAGAGAGGCGGCCCGGACCTTCTCGGTCTTGGTACTGGTGGGGTCGGTTACAATAGCATACATCTTCTCAATTAATTGTTCGCGTGTAACATCGGCCTTTGCTGGCCTTTGCTTGGCTTTCACGGTCAATGGCTTCTATAGCTTCCCTAACCCGTAGGTTACCGAAGACGTCCTTGACGGCCTTACCAGACTTGCAACTTGACTCAGCGTAACCTATTTTGCGCATGGCAGCTTCTTTATTTCTGCCGTTAGTCGTAAATTCACGAGCTATGGCATTAACTGTGCTTTGGTCTTTTATGCTTGGCATTTTTGGTTTTCTTGGCCTTTTTGGTTGGTTCAAGTGTTTTTGTTGGTTCTGGTTCTGGTTCTTTAGACAGTTTTGCAGCCCTGCGAGCTGCCTTCATTGGTTTGGGTTGTACTCGCATTATTATTCTCCTAATTGAGTCTCTGGTATTTAACAAACCAAATTGTACTCTTGTTAGTTATTTACTTAACAACATTAAACCAACAGGCTTAAACG